CATTACTTGGTCGGACTGGCCGAAGAACTGCGGCCCTGATTGATCATTGGTGGTCACCATTGATGCTGGCAACCATTGGAAGGAGAGCGGACGACCTGTTGCCGACAGATGATGTCATCCAATTCATTAGTGGTGTTCAGGGATTTTTGTTCACTGGTGCGCGCACAATTCAAACCGCATTGAAACTTGATCAAGCCGCCGAGCGATTCGCAGTAAACGAGATCGCCGCCGGCTGGCTACAAGTCGGCGACAACGCTGAACAGATGTCCGCTGAAGATCTTGGTGAACTTGCGGCCGCATGGCGACAAGCTCGTCAGCAGGGTGCTATTGGGGCCCTATCCGGATCTGTCACTTTCCACGAATTCAAGTCCGACCCAAACAAACTCCAGTTACTTGAGTCGCGCCAATACTCTTCGCTCGAAGTGTCACGCCAAGTTGGTGTCCCTCCTTACTTGCTCGGAATCGGGATAAGCGGGTCGTTCACATATCAGAATGCGCAACAGGCGCGTCAGGATCTCTATCTCTTCGGAGCGAAGCAAGTTCTTGATGTCATTCAGTCCACATTGAGCATGACCAATGTTCTTCCAAGAAATAGATTTGTTGAGTTTGATACCGAGTCATACCTATACGAGAACCATCTGGCCGATGTTCAAGTTGAGGAAGCACGCGACAATGACAGAGAAGAGATGTATTCATGATCAAGTTCAACGCGCAACTCGTCACGCTAGATGCGGCCGCAGACGATGGCACACCGACACGCACCATCACAGGTCTCGCAGTCCCATGGAATGTGGTCGCGAATCTGTCCAACGATGTCGGCCCAGTAAAGTTCTTAGAAGGCTCCATCTCAGTTGATGGCCCAATGCCCAAACTTCTGGAATATCACGACAACACACGCGTGATCGGCAAAGTGACCGAGAGATTGTCTACTGACGATGGTTTAATGTTCGTCGCGACGCTAAGTAAGACAAGAGCGGCAGATGACGCGCTCGCACTTCTCGCAGACGGCTCAATCTCGGCAGTTTCAATCGGAGCCATACCATTAAAGTTCAAGCGCGTTGATGGCGTAATGGAAGTAAGCGAAGCGCGCATGATTGAACTATCGCTCGTCAGTTTTGGAGCATTCCAAGAAGCCGAAATAGAATCTGTCTATGCCTCAGCAGAGGAACCAGAAGAAATACCAGAAGAACCAACCCCACCACAACCACCATCCGAGGAGGATGAAACCATGTCAGAACCAACCACAGTTGAGGCCGCAGTTGCGACCCAACCTATTTACGCAACCGCCAAACAAGAGTTCAAGATGCCATCCGCAGGCGAATGGATGGCCGCACAGTTCGCAGGTGGCTCAATCGCCGCAGAGTTTAACGCTCGCCTACGCGCCGCCGCTCCCTCAGTGACCACTGCTGATTTGGATGGCATCATGCCGACGCCAATCGTGGCCCCGATCTATAGCGGAATTCAGGGCTTGCGCCCAGTCGTTGATGCCATTGGTGCTCGTGCCATGCCAGCAGGAGGCAAGGTGTTCATCATTCCAAAAATTACGACCCATACCTCAATTGGTGGGCCTCAGACACAAAACACCACAATCACTGCTGGACAGTTCATTGTTGATGATGTTCAGGTCACTAAGGGAATCTACGGTGGCTATGTCCAACTGTCGGAAGCCTCAATCGACTGGTCAGACCCAGAAGTTCTCGGGGCATTGTTAGAAGACCTCGGAAAAAAATACGCGCTTTTCACCGACGATGTCGCGGCCGATGCGTTACTGACTGGCACAACTCAGACCACAGGCAATGTGGCTCCAACAGATCCAGCCGACTGGGTTGCCAAGATCTACGCTTGCGCCAACACCATTCTCAGCAGCGGCAACTACTTGCCAGATCATCTCTTCGTGTCCGGCGATGTATTTGCGCAATTGGGAACGCTCTCGGATACGTCGGACAGACCGTTATTCCCACAGGTCGGCCCAATGAATGCGTTCGGCACAATGAACGCCGCTTCACGCGAATCCATCGTCTTCGGGCTTCGCCTCGTAGTGGACACCAACTTCGCGGCAAAGACCACGATTGTGGGAGCGGCCGCCACTGGAGCGTTCCGTTGCTACGAGCAACAGAAGGGCGCAATTGTTGCCGACATTGGTTCGGGAGCATCAACGCTCTCACGCGATGTGGCTTTCCGTGGCTACTTCGCACCAATCATGATTGACGCAAACCAGTTCATGAAGATCCCACAAGCCTGATTCCGAACGCAGTCTGAACCATGCCCTCATACACAATCACGCACCAACAAGTGCTTGACAATGTTGGCGTGGTTCAGACCCTCGAATCAACTGACATTCTCATCGGGCAGAATGTCACTATTGCTGGATGTTCCTCAACGATCAACGGCACACGCAAAGTATTCCAGATACCGATCTACTTGTTCACTGGTGTATCTGCCGAAGGTGACTATCTCTTCAACACTGAAGTCGTTATCAAGAATCAGATCCTCTTCCAAGTTACGGCCGCAGACCTCACACGCAATGAAGTGTCCCCGGTCGGCACTCTCACTTGGACAGTGCCAACGAGTTGTAGTTGGATCACAGTCGGAATGCTTACCGAATTCCTCGGGATCTCGGGCGCAACGGCCAATGACACCGCATTCATGACAACCTCTGTCAATGCGGCTAATGCGTACTGCTTCAAGCGACGTTCTCAGGCTGGGTACCATGACTCAATGACAGTCGTTCCAGACGCCGCCGTACAGGCTGGCGTTGTGTTACTGGCGGCTAGCCTGTATCGAGAAAGAGGGTCGATTGACAGTTTTTCAAGTTTCCAAGATATGACTATCTCGGCACCAGTGGCATCCATGGGGCGCATTAACTCGCTCCTCGGAATCAAGAGAGCGCAAGTGGCATGAGATGGCTGGCATCCTCACGAACACAATCAACACGGTCTCAGCATCCCTCACTGCGCTCGGTCTCGCACCCGTCACAGACCCTCGCAACGCACGACCGCTCACAGTCTTCGTTGAACTCCCAACCTTCACATGCTTCAATAATCAGATCGCAGACATCACCATTGACCTCCGAGTCCTCGGTGCGCCACCCGGCAACCAAGACGCGACTGACTACATTTTGGAAGTCGTGGAGACAATCATGAACTCTGGGATAGCAGTGGTGTCGGGCTCCCCATCCGTCGCAACAATCGGCTCCGCAGAACTTCCCGCATACGACCTCACAATCAGGATCGCATCTCAGCGAACCTCTTAACAAAAGGAAACCATCATGGCATCTAGCACCCAAACCTACTTACAAAACCCCACAATCTTTATCGGAATTATTGACGTCAGCACATTCGCCCAGTCCGCAACTTTGACAGTCGGCTTCGATTCGCTTGAATCCACTAGTTTTGGCGACTCAGGCCACCTATATGTCAAGGGCCTCCAGAGTGTCACCGTGGACATAACCTTCTACGGCTTCTACGGCACGGTCTCCACTGAGACAACATTATTTAACGCTCTAGGGACTGGCACCACCACTCTTGTGATCTCACCAGCAGGCTCATCCGAGTCGGCAACAAACCCTGAATACACAATTACCAACGCAATGCTCGCATCGTTCACACCAATCAACGGCTCATACGGTGAACTAGCAACCTTCCAAGCGACATTCACTGGCGGCACCTTCGTACGCGACATCACCCCATAATCCAAGGAGACCCGACATGATTGGAATGACACTCAAGATCGAGATGCTTAACGGCGAGACACACGAGGCACCAGTGACTTATGGTGTCGCATCTCGTTGGGAAGACCAACACCCACAGACATCCGTGTCTAAGTTCTTGGAAGACATGAAGTTCAAGCAGTTGGCATGGCTGGCGTGGGATGCGATGCGCACGAAGAAGATAGTTGTCAAACTTTTCCCAGTGTTTCTAGACGAAGTGGGAGATATCACCTTTATCCCAAAAGCGGAGGAAAAGTCGGAAGGGCCACCAATCTGATCGCACAGTTGGCGGTCAGGACTGGGATCAGTCCGCTTGATCTTATGGAAACACCGCCACAAATAATAGATGAGATGATCCGTCTTATCATTGAACAGAACGAGAAGAAGTAATGGCCGTAGATCTGACCGCAAGCATGGAGATTGAAGGACTCAAGGAGTCTCTCAAGATCATCAACAAAGTGGACAAGAAACTACGCCTCGAGATCGGTCGCGACATTAAGCGCATTGGTGAGAAGACCGTCGTGGCCGCCATCAACGAGTTGATTCCTCCCGGTGCGCCGATGTCAGGTATGGAACACCGCAAGCGAACGGGCTGGTATAACTCCAAGAACAAAGGTGTCAAAGTTAAGACGAACA